CGGAGTCCGCGCCTCGTAAAGGTTGGGGTTCTTCTGCACGTTCTCGGACGTTCCCGGCGTCAGCGGGGCCAGCTCGTTGAACACCGCCTTGCAGGCGTCGTACCCCTTGCCGGGGATGGCGTAGCAGAACAGCCGGGTGCCCATGACCTGCTTGTTGCAGGCGTTGGTGTGGACGCAGTTGTGGATGTCCGCCTTGAAAACGTTGGACTGGGCGCAGCGCTGGGCCATGGTGGAGCCCAAAGCCGCCACCTGCACCTCCACGCCGCTGCGGCGCAGGGCTGCCGCCTCTGCCTCGGCGATCTTCTGGCACTGAACGTGCTCGTTGGTGTTGCCCCAGGCGTAAGCGTTGCTTACCTGGTCGCTGGGGCTGATGTAGACCTTCTTACTCATGGTCGTCCTCCTCATAGATAATCTTCAGCCCATAGGCCTTTGCCGCGGCGTGCTCAATCCGGCACCCGCGGGCTTTTTCCCACCCAGAGCAGAAATACGCAGCGTGGCACAGACTCATGTTTTCGATGGATTTAGCGAGGAAACAGAGCGGAATCTGCACCACGCCACGCTCCTTCATGCTCTCTTTGCTGTACCATTCATCGGTGAACAGCGTGTTTACGATTTCATATCCCAGCTCTTTCAGGGCGGCGATAGCCTTTTCGCGGATCGCAACGATATCCTCCTGCGTCTTGCCCGCCATCGGCTGGCTCAGCATCGCTTTCTTACTCATCGCTATTCTCCTCTCCCGGCAGGTTCTCCTCTGCCGTGTCCTCAGTGTGTACCTTCAGCTTTTTCAGCAGAGCCTGGAGGAAACCAGGCACCGGTGCGCCAATGGCCGAAACGTTCTCCAGGATGGACAGCAGCTCGTTGATGACCAGCCAGATGATGACGATGCTGGCAAACAGGAAGTCCACCGGCCAGTTCCAACCCAGGCTGTCCGCCCCGTAGCGCAGCAGCCAGTCCACCACGCAGGCCACCCCGACAATCACCAGATAGCCCACCTTTTTCAGGATGCCCCACAGTCCCACCCGGGAGGACAGCTCCCCGGCGTTCCATGCCTTGGTCATGCCGGTGATGTAGTCCAGGACCATCACCACCAGCAGCACCAGCACCGGCACCAGCAGCTGGATGCCGTAGGCGCACAGCGCCCCCAGCGCAGCCGCCAGCGCGGCCTTGATCGTGTTTTCTTTCATGTAAAAGCTCCTTTCCTGCCGCTCTGGGCGGCTGATTCATAGTCAGCTTTACCCGATTTCCTCATTTACCGTAATGATCGAATGCGAATCGATCCAGTAGCATCCGAATCGCGCAAAGGCCACTGTCTTGCCGGAATAGGCCGGAACCGTGAGGCTGGCAAGATACCCGCCCGACATGGTATTCGTTCCCGTATCCTTCCAATACGGGGCTGCGATTACCGCCTTGTTCGCATCATAAAATGCGATACGTTGTTCGTTGATAGGGGCCGACCCTTCCTTCAGGTTCATCCCCTCAAATCGTACCGTGTCCCCGGAATGGACCGGGATGAATCCGGTAATGTATGTCGATGCTTGCGGGGACGGGTTGCCAGAGCTGCTCAGCCGGTATCCCTGCTGGTATCCGACGCCGTTGAATACCGCCCCGCTGGCGTCCGTAGAAATGGGGATCTGATTGGTATACGCCGCAGTCGCCACAGCCGTGATAACGACGTTCCCGGTCACGCTTGCAATATGGACGGTGCTGCCGGACACCGCCGTGGCCGTGATATCTGTGCCGCCCATGGTGACCGAGATGCTGCCGAGTTTCTTCCCGGCATTGGGGGTAATCGTGACGCTGAGCGCCGCGCCTTCGCTGATTTCCGTCCCCGCAGCATTGCTTGTGCAGTCCGTCAGATGCTGCGTCAGAGTATACTGCGTAACGTAGTCGGAGGCATTCAGCGCGGCGGGCGTTCCGTTTATGGCTGCTGAACGGTATGCGTTCAGCTCGTCGATCGTCAATCCGGCTTTCAATGCCCACTTCACGACATTATCCCGGAGGGAGGACTTTCCGAATGACGCGAAATAATTGGCCAGGCCGGTGTAGTTGGCCGAGGTCCGCTTCTGCGGCGTTCCGGCATCCGAGAGAGAGGAAAAGCCCGAAAGCTCATAGTCCATGTCCACGTGCTTTTTGGAAACGCCAAGCAGCGCAAGCAGGATGAACGACAAGGTCCCCGTTCTGTCCCGCCCCAGTGAGCAGTGATAGATCACCCCGTTCCCGTGGATGACCACATCGAACACCGCCCGCAGAAGTGCGGCCATCTCTGCGTAATGGGATTTCGTCAGGTCAACGAGGTCGCTGTAATAGGCCGACAGGGGATACCGCTTGTAATACACCTCGCTCCCAAACGGGGAGCTTTCCAGAGACGCGTTATCCCGCAGATCAAAGTGGTAGCGGATATTTGCATTTTGGGCGATATTGGCATCTGCGGATTCCGCTGCACCCGGTGCGGCGCAACGATACATCCGCCCATACCTGACGGTGCCTCCGTCACATGCCCATCCACCGAGGTCCCGGCAGTTTTTCACATAGCCGATAAACTTCATCATGCGAACTGTTCCGGTCGGCTTCACGCGCCCGCTGTCGATTACATCCCCTCCGCTGCCTTTCACGATGTAGCGGAGGACGTGCCCGGGGACTGCGTTGTAGATCACGGATTCTCCTCCCAGGATATTGTTGAGCTTTCCGCCGTCCCCCGTAGTTTCGTCCTGCTGGTAACGCGTTCCCCCCTGCATCGTGAGTGCTTTGCCCAGCGGAGCATCCTTGATTCCGCTGGCCCCCGTGTAGCTGTCCAGCACGCTTACGCTGCCGCCGTTGGCGTCCGTATAAGCGGCCTCCGCCGCAGTCAGATAGGCCGCAGCCGTGGCGTTCATCTGCTGATACTCCCCCACGGCGGGCTGTAGCGGGGCGATCGCCAAAACGGCATCGGCCATTTGGGCGACCTTATAGGTGGCCGTACTGCCGTTTTTGGCCCGGATGGCATTTGCGATGGCCTGGACGCTTGCCTCCTCATACAGCTTCTTCGCCATCAGTAGCTCACCTCGCTCCCATCCGCGATCTCCACTGTCTTAGCCGCACTGCCGTCATAGGTGACGGTGGTGCTGCCGATCTTGATCGTCAGCGCATTCGGATTTTTCAAGGCCGTGGGGATAGTGGGAATATCATCCATAGATGCCAGCCGCGTATTACTTGCCCGCACCGCGCCATTGTCAATGGCGATAGTCAGCGATTGCGCCGGAAAATTCATTGCGGTCAGCGCACCGGCACCGGAAAATATCCATGTGTTTGCGCTGGGCATTGGGAGGACTAGCGGCAGCGTTGCGGTGTACTGTCCCATCGCGAACCGACATTTCAGCACCTTCCCGGCCTCATATGCTGCCTTGATGTCGGCCATAGCCACCGGGCAGGTGTAGTTTGGGTAATCGCCAGCAAGGTCGATGTAATAAGCGGGGTGAGTGCCGTCATCACCAGCAGCGCCTTCCAATGCAATAATTGCATCTTGTATCTCATTTAAGTTTTCCGCGGTTATAACTGTTTTTCCGTTTACATAATTTTTCTTTGTAAGCGCCATCTGTAACCCCCCCCTTTTTATGCCGTCCTGCGCCATGTGTACACGGCCAGGTACGGCGGCATGTTGTTGTGGGCCTGGCCGCCGCAGTTGGACGTAGCCTTGCCCGTGTAAGCGTTGGCGGTGCCGCCGGGAGACACGATCTTGATGGCCCCGGTGCCGGTGGCGTCGCTCTGGCCCGTGTAATCGTAGCCGTGGGTGTGGTTGGCCATCTCCGCCGCCGTCAGGATGTGCTCCTCCTCGCCGCCCGTGCTTCCCGCCGCATGTGCGTCGCCAGCCGCCAGAAGGAACACGTCCTTGATCTGCTCCCACATCCCGCCGAACAGTTCCGCTGGGGATGTGGGATCCGTGGACTGGTAGATGCTGCCGACCGGGTGCAGGAAATCGAGGAGGGCGGTGCCCATGTAATGGATGGGCCACTTAAATTCCACCGTCTTTTCCTTTTCCGCTATGCCGCCGAAACAGATTGCCTGCAAATCAAAGTTCATATTCAGCGGCACAGCAACGGTGGGAATGGTGATTTCCCGGGTCACGGTGCCGCCCAGTGCGTCTGTCGCCTTGACCTGCACAACACCGGTGGAGTCGGTGCCATAGTCCACCAGATACACGGTTTTCGCCCCGGAGGTCTGGCCGGTCAGATTGCTGGCTCCGGTGATTTCCACGGTGGCCTTGTTTCCGGTCAGTTGGACAGATAGCGTAAACGTCAGCTTGATATCGTCGCCCATGGCGTTGCCCGTCCATGTCCCGCCGGAGTAGTCGCCACGCAGGAAGGTCAAATCCTGGATTCCCGGGCCGCTGTAGGCGTTTACGGTGATGTTCCGAGTAACGGATGCCGTGCGCCCTCTGCTGTCCGTCACGGTGGCCACAACGGCTGTTGTGCCGGAATTTTGCAGAGTGTTTCCGCCGTCAGCACTTGCCGCCTTGCCGCCGATGGTCAGCGACTTAGAAACGATGCTACTGCCGTAGCTACCGGATGCCGTGTAGGTGGCCTTTAACACGCTCTTGCCCTGCACCCAGCCGTAGGTGCCCTGATACCCCGCCGTGTCGGCGATGGAAACGGCCAGGGTAGGCTTCACGGATGCCGGGATAGACGCTTTCAGGGTGTTCGTCACCGTGCCCACAACGGTATTGCCGTTATAGGTGGTGATCTCCGCCGTAATGTTTACGGAGATTCCGGACGTATTCTGCGCGGCCCAATCCAATGGCGGCGTGTACGGAATGGATGTGGCGCTGGATTTTGTCACCACAGTTACCTGTGCCGCAGAGCCGCATTTGAGCTTGATGGTGTGTGTAAAGGTGCTCACGGCCCGGGTCACTGTAAGTGTACCGGCAGAACCCAGCACAAGTCCGGATGCCGACACGGATGATGCCCGAGGAATGTCCGGGAGATTGACCGTGCCGGAAACCGTTAGGCTGGACGGCGTGTAGGATGATGTAAACCCGCTGTGCCAGTCCGCAGAAAGCACCACAGACCCCTTGCCCATATTGTTATGAGCTACGGTGATGGACTTGCTGCCCAGCTTGTACCAGCCCCTGGAATTGTACCGGTACGGGTTATACACCTTGGTGCCTTGCAGAGTGTAATAGCAACTATTGGCGTCCAGGTTGTAGCTCTCGCCGGTGCCGTCATAGATGTACAGCGTCAGGGCCAGTGTGGACTTGTTGTCCGCGATGCTCTGGGATACGCTGTAATCCAGCCGCAATTGCCAGCCGGTGGAAGATTTTGCGCCGTAAATGCTTGCCATTAACTCACCCCCACAAAAGACACGGACCCGTTAGGCTGTACGACAATGCCCATAGGCCCCAGGCGGAACTTGCTCAGCTCCACCAGCTCAAAACTATTATTATTCCAATATGCCAGAAGGGTCCCAGAAGTATCATAGAATCCGATTTTGTCGTTGTACTCTTTCAGCACAATTTCCGACGCAGAGGACCCGATACGCAGCACCGGATGGCCGTCATCGTCGATACTGGCGTCGATGAAGTCCGAAAGCGTCTGGCCGTTGACGGTGACTCTTTCTGCGGACATTTGCCCTGCGGTAATGACATTTGCGTTGATCTCGCCGTCCATGGTCAATGCAACACCGGAAATTGTATTTCCGCCGTCCTTGGAGAATCCCAGCCCACCTGTGGACATAATCCACATCCGGGTATTGGGCGTAATGGTGGGCGTATCTCGCAGGGTCCACCCGATGGGAAAGCCCTGATCGTCCAGAGTCAGTTCATAATACCCGCCCTTTGCCCCGATGATCTTTTGCGTAGCGTTCTGCATGGCCTTAGTAAGGCCCTCGTAAGCCCGCTTAATGCGCTGCTCTGTGGGGCTTTCCATGGCGTAATCCGCGTCCTGTGGGGCGTAACTGTGCATCGTAGAGGACAGGCCGCCGTACAGGTGGATTTCCTGCTGCATAACACACACGTCCAGCCACTCGCCGGTATCACCCTCCACCTGGATAACGTCTCCCACTTCAACAGACGGGTCGCAGCGCCATTTTACATCACAAGGCTGGAAGGATATCTCTACCTCCGGCTGAATCAGGTCTGCAACGGCCTGGTCCATGTAGGGGTTTGTGGACGTAATGCCCAGTCCGGTGCCGGATGTAATGGGCTCGTCTTCCGTGCCGGTGGTGAGACTGGATACCGTGTACAGGCCGTCTGCCGTGCGGGTCAGGCCGGACATGTACTGCTGCTCCCGGCTGACCTGGAAGGTGGTTTTCGCATACCACTTGAACACCAGATTGCCGTCCCGGTCGAAGTGCGCGGACTGCCCGCACAGTCCAGCCAGCCACCCCAGCTGCTGTCGGATGGTCCCCTCAAACACAGACTCGATTGTCATATCCGGGAAAGTCACCGTCGGGGGAGTCAGGCCGCTTTGCGCACACAAGTCCGCCAGCATAGCGTCTGGCGTGGCGGGGAACTCAATTTGCGGGGTGTACTGCTCCGTCAAGGATGCCATCTGGTCATAGCCGGTGATTTCCCAGCTGTGTTTCAGGTCCTCGATGCCGTCTGCGGGGATGTAGTACCGCCCCAGGGGCACATATTCCACGCCGTCCGCAGAGCTGCCAGAAGTGCCCACAACGGCCTTTCCGGCTACGGCAACACCGGCCACGGCGGAAGTGTCTCCGCCGCCTGTATAAATTCCGATATACGGCACAAAGTACCCGCCGGACAGCCTCAGCGGCTCATCCGGTTTGTAGATGCGAATTTTGCATCGCCCGGAACAGCTGGAACCGATGGAAATACCATCCGAGGAGTCAAACGCCGGTGTTGCGGTGATCTCCTGCACACAATCCCCGCCCAGCTCCGTTTGGCCGTTGAAGATGACTTTGCCTTTGATTTCCCGGCCATAATCTGCAAATGCTTCGTGGAAAGCGGTTGATACTCGGTACATCGCATCACCTCTCCACAAAGTTCATGGACAGCCCGCCCCACAGCCATTTTCCATCGGTTTCAGGCCGCATAATAGGCGATGACCGGTCGCCCACATAGCACGTCATCGTGCGGTCGGTGCCGGTCATCGCGTCGGGGTATGTAAGGCGGAAAAACACATCGTCCACGGATTGTAGCAGTTTGGCCATTTCGGCAGAGCCGAGGGGCCGCCAGGAGCATTCCAGCTTGCGTTTCACGGCCACGCGGTCGCGGAACATATCGCCGTTCTGGTTTCTGCCGGTCCCATCTGCGTCCAGGTCGGAAATGTTCCACTTCAGTTCATCCGGTGCCGGGAGAGATACCACAGCCCCGGATTTCTTTGTTACCTTAAGTACTTCCATGCGTCACCTCACACCAGCAGTGGGCTTTTGCCGTTCATGCGCACCTGCGAGTTGTTTTCCCGTACCATCTGCCGGAACATTTCCTTGCCGTCCATTTGGACAATGATGGTAATGGGCCGGTCGCTGCCTTGCCCCAGCACCTCCGCAACGGCCTGTTTGATGGTGTCCAGGGGGGCCTCAATGTTCGTGCCGGACTTCTGGTCGCCCAGTACGGCCATAAACTCGCGGTTAGGTGGGATGACCGCACCCTGGGCCAGCTTGGGGATTTGAAGTTCGTTGATTTTCGGGATGTTGACGCCAATATGTTTGCCGCCAAGACCCGGCACCCAGCCTGGGACTGTGAAGCTGATTTTATTCGCCTTGTCGATCAGCCAGTTTAATGCACGGATAATTGCATTGATGACTGATGCCCACGTCCCCTTGATGGCTGTTGATATGCCGTCAAAGATATCCTTGATACCCTCCCACGCTTTGTCCCAGTCGCCTGTAAACGCGCCGGAGAGGAATTTAACGATTCCCGTGAATATCTTCTTAAAGGATGCCATGGCGTTGCCGATGAAATCCTTGATGAAAGTGAATGCTCCCGTGACCAAGCTTTTGATGAACTCGATGATCCCATGGAGCTTCCCGCCAGTCTTCTCATCCAGCCAATCCAAGAACGACAGGAACATATTTTTGAGCGCATCCACAATGGAAAACAGAACGTTTTGCAAGCCCTTGAATATTTTCTCGATACCGCCGATGGCACGGTCAATATCCCCGGTAAAAATACCCGCGAAGAAGTCCACAAACCCATCCAGCATGGCTTTGATTCCGTCGACGAACTGCTCTGTATCGCCGTAGGCGTTCACCACAGCCACAAGCAGGGAGGCGATGGCGGCAATCAGGAGCGGAATCCAGGACCCTGTGAGCACAGCAATTCCCAAGCCACCAATCATCAGACCGGCGACGCTCATCAGCGTGTTTTCCAGGTTCATGCCGCCCTCCATCATGTCGTGAAATGCAGTGACCAGCAGGGCCGCCCCGGATACTACCAGTCCAATGCCAGCGCCCACCTTGCCAAACGCAAGAGCGAGGCCTCCGGCAAGTGCCGCTGCGCCCGCAAGAGATCCGAGTAAGTTTTTCCAGTTAACGCCGTTGTTCCATGCGTCAGCCAGGCTTTCCCACAAAATGATTAAACCGCCAACAGCAATGAGAATGCCGCCGAGTTTTGTTAAAATCTGTCCCAACGTTCCGGGGAGAGAGCTGCCGAGTTTCCACAGGGCCAACCCTGCGGCAATTAGCATGACCGCATCAGCAATTTTCTTGAGCTTGTCGCTGATCTCGTCCATGTAGCTAAAGTCAGGCGTGATCGCGTCAGCGGATGCACCGCCGCCCGCGTTATCCGCGGTATCGGCGGAAATCTGGTTGATCTCATCAAACGCCGCAAGCTGTCCAGCAGCTTTTTTTGCTGCATTTCCGGTTCCCTTTAGAGCATTTGTTTGCTTATTAAGAGCCTTTGCGGAATCTGCTGTTGCTTTGACGCTCTTGCCAGAAATAAGCGCCACAAGGCGCGAGATCTGCAAGACTACTGCCGTAATTACTTTTACAAGCAGTGTAAAGGCGGGGACAATTACGCTTACAAGAGGCTGTGCCAGTGTCAAAAGCGCTCCTTTAAGCTGCGCAATGGATTCTCTTGCGTCGGAGTTTACCATTACGACATTTTTTGCCCAGTCGCGCACTTTTGTTAATGCTTGGGTAATAACCGTAAAAACAAGGGCACTGCGGACAACAGATTTTACGCGCTGTCCAAACACTTTCATGGAATCTGCCGCCGCTTCGGTTGCGTTGCGCAGTCCAGCACCTTTGGATCGGCCATCAATTTGTCGTGATAATTCAACTGCCTGCGTTTTCGCGTCGGAAATCTTATCGCCGGTTTTGTTGAGCTTTTCGTTGAGCTTGTCAATGCTATTTGCAGTTTTGTTGAATTCGCTTTGCAGCATTCGCACGCGCTCGGCCTGCTCGGACACGTCGATTTTCTCATACGTGCCTTTTGGCGCTGTGCGCATATCGGCAAGCACCTGTTTTGCCGCATCCAGCTCTGCGCCGATGTTGCGCAGCCGGTCTTCCATCGGCGTTTTTTGGGCGCCGAGCCGGTTAAATTCCTTTTGCAGGGATTCGATGTTGCTTTTTACTTTGTTCAGCTCCTGATGGAGTTTTTTATCGCTAATAGTCGCTTCAAATACGACTTCACCGTCAGCCAAAAAATCACCTCCGTATTATGGGCTTTTGTTGGCGTTTTTGCCTAACCACACATTGATGGTATTGGTCTCTTCCTCGGTCAGCGTCCGCTTTAAGTCAATAATGCGCCGATTTTCGCGGTAAAACTCACGGTCGGCTTTGTCAAGTGTTTTCCCTTTGGCCTTTAGATTTCGGATGCGGACGATATTCGCAAACAGACAATCTCCCAGCTCGTAGTACGCCGAAATGAAAGACCACCAGTGGAAATAGGACATTGCCCGCACTTCCTGCCCAACAACACGATTGATGGGGGAAACGATGTATTGAAAATCCTGCTCCCAGTCCATCAATTTAGGTCGCTTGCGATTATCGCCCTCGTCACCGCAGTCGAGAAACCATGTCATCTGCTTCATGGCTTCTGAAATGTGCTCATCTGGCATTTTTAAGAAGTCCGGATAAAAGATATCCAGAGCCGCAAGCGCTTTCTGCTCGTTGGTCAGATCGGCCGCAGCAAATACCGCCAGCACGTCCAGTGCCGCGCGATAGTCCGAGCGAATTTCATAGTCAACGCCGCAGACGTTCAGCGACGTTGGAAGATCGTACATCATTTATGGTATTTCTGTGTATACTTGCGGATTTTCTCATCGGCAAGCGCCTGTTCGCGCTTTACTGCCTCGTCAAACTGTTCGATAATGGCGGTCATAAAGTTCTGCCAAACCGGCGCACCGTTGGCCGCGGAATAGGCGTTGACGCTGCCAAAAAGCGTATCGGCAATGTCCTGCCCGAACAGGCCATTGATGATGCTGCGCATTTCCTTGTCAAGAGAATCAACCATGTCGAAAAGCTCATCATTGGGGATATCCTTTTCAAGCGTCTTTGCACGGGTCTCCTGCTTCTTGCGCAGATCATCAAACGTTTTGTATGCTTTCTTTGCGAAGTTGACATCCGCAGGGTTAAAGTACACCGTTACAATGCCGTTTACGCCGCGAATGGTATATTCCTTTACACCGGAATCAAAAGTGAGTTCCATATATTCCTCCAAAATGAGGGCTGACAGACGCCAGCCCTCTATTTGTTATTCGCCCTCGGTAAAAGTGACCGTATTGCCAGAGATAGCGGCGGTGCCGACCGTGCGCGTGCCGCCAAGCGTCACGTCGATAGGCATACCGACAAAGCCACCGCCCTCGCCGCCGAGGGAAGAAGGCTTAACCATGCAGGACGAATAACGCTCCGCAAATACTGCAGTCTTTGCCGTGCCTGCATAAGCATGGACAATCAGCACGTCCTGATTCGCCAGCGCCGCCGCGTTCTGCTCCTTGACCGCAAGGTTCCAAACCTTGACGATGGCAGGGTCGCCAGCGTCCAGATTAGACGGGTCAAAGGTCTGCGTGATAATGGGTTTCTTCATGGTCGTGCGCGTCGTGCCAAGGATATCCTTCGAGGAATCCTCCTGCCAGTCGTATTCCATGCTGGAATCTGTGACACGGGTGCCAAGCGGTGACCATGTGGGGGCTGCGGCGCTGGTGCCGGTATTCAGATACGCGATCAACAGTTCGCGGTCTACGGTCTGCCCCGCCGTGGTGTTAAAGGTCATATCAGGCATTTTTAATCACCTCGTAGTTCATTTTCATAAGGATTTGATGATCCTCGTCACCATTTTCATAAACGGCAAAAAGCGAGGATCGCGTTGTCGGCTCAATGCGAATGACGCGGCGACCGTCGTCAATGTCAGGCGGCGTTTCACTTGCCGCCCAATCGCCAAGAGCATTAAGCATTTCATCTGCTTTGAGCCGCTTGTCGTTGCTGTTCCCCGGTTTCATGCGGTAGATAACCTTGAATTGGTATTCCGCCTGATACCCGCCGAGAATGTATTTCTTGACGATATACGCTGCCTGAATCGTAGACAGCGCCATCCCCGCAGTATCGGCGGGAAGAAATTCGAACCGAATCAAATCAACCGGCTTGTCAGGAAATGTGTTTAACCACGCAAGCAGCTTTCGCGATACTTGATCTTCTTCCGCTGCCGATACCGTTTTTTTAATCTGTTCCGTACTTCTTCACCGCCTTTTCTGCTACGCGCAGCCACTTGTCAAGATTCTGCGCTTTCGATGCTTCGCACCAATGGGCTTGTGCTTGTGGGTGCGCCGTGTGGTTGAAAACTAAATTACGGTCAGTCACGACCTTTGTTCCGCCTTTCGGCGCGTATGTGCTGCCGGTATTCGGGTCAACCATGACTTTCCCGTAATACAGGAATCTCGCATAAGGGCCGGGGTAGATGATATCGTTGCCAACTACCCTTGTACGCTGCGTTAACGAGCCTGTGAGCGTCGGCACAAAAGGCTGAGTATCCTTTTCCATCTGCTCGGCTAAGACGTGCTCTGCGCGCGTACAAGCCTTTGCAATGGCAGTTCTGACAGCGTCCATTCCATCGGTATGCACGGAAAACTTGATGACCATTACGCCCCTCCGACTTCCCAGTGCTGCATATCGGGACTACCGTAGTCCATCGCATTAACTTTGGTCACGTTGTAGCAATCGTCATGGCTCAGTACGACGGTCATGTTATCCGAAACGACTTCGCCCTTTACAAAACACGTCATGCCCCCGTTGCCCTTGTATGAGAGCGTCCATAGCCCGGACTTGTCCGCCGCCGCAAGAAACGCCTGCGGGGGCGCATAAGTCTTGGCTTTACCTGTCGTTCCATCCACCGCTTTCACAGAAAACGGGATATACAGATTTACAGTGCCGGCACTTTCAAGACCGCTTTCGCGCACATTCACGCCCTTTGACGCTTGCAGCATCACACCGCGCAAGATCGTGGCATAAACCTTCTCGACCTCATCAAGCGTTGTCTGGTCAATCTCCTGCACGATGTTGTAAATCGTTACAGTGTGGGGAGCGTACATGAACAACCACCTCCGCGATACAGCAGCCCGGTATGTGCAAGGTATTCCCTGCACGTTTCCGCAAGCAGTTTCTTTGTCCCGTCCGTTGCACTGAGTGCAGACAGGGCGGATTCCCCGCCCGTTGCAAGTGTTCTGGAATAGCCGCCTACCGTCTCGCTTTTGACTTCTGCGTCATTTGCCGAGGCGTTTGCAAGGTTTTTCATGGCAAGCGCCTGCGCCGCCTCGATGACCGCATACTTGTCAACCAGCGCACAGCAGCACATCTTCACCGCGTCAAGATCGGCGTGGTCTTTGGCTTTGTCGCGCGTGTAGTAATCGAGGAAGGAGCTGGCGCGGACAACAAGACGCGGGAAATCTTCCTCACTCACAGCGCCCATGTAAGTGCCGGAGTAGTATTCAAAGTCTGCGTAAGTCATACGGGTCAGCTCCTTTCAAATCAGGCAGAAACGGTAACAGTGGCAGTGCCGGTCTTGGTCCCGTCATGCTTGGACTTCGCGGTAACGGTGATGGTGCTCTTGGTTTCGGTAGCGGAAACGGTCAGAACGCCCTCATCGCTGATATTGCTCTTCGTACCATCCTGAGACCATTCGACCTCACCGTTGATAATGCCCTCGCCGTCAACCTTGGCCGTAAACAGCTTGCTCTCACCCTTCTTTACGGTAGCAGTAGCAGGAGTCACGGCGACGGTGGAAATAGCGCCGCCCTTGCCATAAACGGAGAAGGGGAAGGGATTGGCCTTGTCCACGTTGTAGGCGTTGACGGGGTTGGCAATCTCCCAGCCCAGACGCATGACGGCGCGGAGAGCAACCATGTCGTTCTGCATGAGATTGTAGGTAATGGCCTTGGTGCTGGGGTCCTGAATGACGCCCTCGGTGAAGATCTTGAAGGTCATGTCCTGGCGAATGGCGTACACCAGCTGGCTCCAATCACCAACGATCATCTGCGCCTGCGCAGGATCGAAAGCGCCGTTCATGGGGAAGTACATATCCATGCCGTCGAGGCCGTAGCGGGTGGCACCCTGCATATCGGACTTGAAGATGGGCTGACCGGTGGTGTCCTTTAGGCCGCGCAGCTTACCGCGCATCTGGATAGCGGACATCACGCCGTTGGGGTTGAAGCCGTCCAGCTCAACCTTGGAAATCAGGCCATTCTCGCCCATGATGTCGTCAAACACGCTGGTGCCGACGGGAACGCCGTTACCGGCAGCGATAGCAGCGGGAACAACGCCAGTGCGCCATGTGGTGGGCTTGTTGGTGCCGAACAGGATAGCCGCATCGATGACCTTGCCAAAAGCCTCGGTCAGACGGGGCTTAACCTCGCCCCAAATGTCATAGTCCGCATCATCGAGAGCAGCCTCGGGAATGGGGACGATAACCGCGATTTCCTCGGCGTACAGCTTCTTCTTGTCCCACGCCATCTTGGTAGTCTGCTTGAATGCCTCGCCAGCGCCGCTGTCGGTGGCCTCGCCGTTGACAAAGTATGCAGAGGGAAGTGCGTCAAGCACGTTGATGGTCTGCGTCTTGCTGGACATATTTGCCAGTCTGCGACCCATGCGGAGCACTGCGGATTCCGCGATAGCGCCCTGCATGATTTCGCGTGTTACGGGTTCCGGAATAAGACCGGAAAGTGCGGATCGATCAATAGTTGCCATTTTTAAAACTCCTTTTTACTTTAGTGCGCTGCGAATCAGCGAGTTCATCGCAGCATTGGTTTCAGATTTTTTTTCGCCGCCGCCTGCAGGTGCCGTCCAATCAAACGTTACCTTTTGGCGGTTCTCCGTGAGCTTATCAACGGCCTGCTCAAACGTGGTCTTGCTGTCCACCATCTTGAGGGCCTTAAATGCGATAAACTCCGCGTCATCGCCGGTCAGGCCTTTGGAAAGCACATATTTGTCGCGCTTCATTTGCTCGATCTCCGCCTGTGCGGCGGTCAGGGCGGACTTGCTTTCCGCAAGCTCTTTGTCGCGCTTTTCCTGCCGCTCCTGTTCGGTTTGCTGGCCGTCTTTCCATGTGCGGTATGCGGTGATTTCTTCATCGCTGGGGATGCCCTTCATTGCCTTTGCAAGGCGCTTGCCGATCATGGCATCCACTTCCTCCTGCGTGAAGGTCTTCGCAGGTGTGGCCTCCGGCGCATTGGCCGGGATCTGATTGGTGCTGGTGCTAATTTCGCTCATTTGATTTACCTCCGTTTATTTCCTGGGCCGTCGCCCAGCGGTTTAACGCCTCTCGGCATGGATTAACAACAAAAAAGAGTCAACCGGTAAGAAACTCTTACCAGTTGGCTCTTCTTGCCACTTCCGCGCGCTCAATTGCGCCACGGGAATGCTATTTACTTTTTCAGTTCTTCCGCCTTAATGATCTGGGCTTTCACACTGCCGTCTTTCATGCGTTTCAGCTGCACCCGAAGTCCAGCCGCAAGCGCATGTTCAATGGCGGATTTTAGCTTTTCATCGATCATATGAGCACCTCATTCATCACCGTTGACAACATACCACTTGCACTTTTCGCAAACCTCGTTTGCCTTGCTCGCGTCAAACGGTTCTCTTAGCCATTTTGCATCCATTTCGTCTTCTCGGACTTCCTGCACCTCTACGCATTCCGACCAAATTGTCTCCCTGCCATAAAGAGGGCATTCGTGCTTTGCAATAGGACTTCTTGCCATCTTACTTTCCCTCCAAATAATCTCGGTATTTCTTGCGGAGCTTTTCCGGCACAGCGGTTACGATTTCTTTCTTTGTGTTAAGCATAACATATCCGTTGTCTGCAAGGAATTTAATTGTTTGCCGGTCTGTCTGGTACAGCGTCAATTTGCTGTTATCAATTATACCCTGCGCAGCTTCCAAATTCAAGCCGCTTCTGTCCGACCTTGTTTCAAGATTTTCCCAAAAATGTTGTTTTGCTCCAGCGATTTTTGGCGTTCCTACATCAATAACGTACTGTCGCTCGGAAAATTTATCTTTGATTTTCCATCCGCCCTCGTATTCCTTTAAGGGGGCAAAACGTTTGTCGTCCGTAAGATCTCCGGTATATAGCACTTTCAGTCTTTCTGGTTGCTCCGACAGCCCCGCTGCTTTGCTGAACTCCTTGTATTTTGCATTTAAGCGCCGCAGTTTGATGTTGGCCGCAGTCGCATCTTCCTCCAGACCCGCGGCGCTGTACGCGTTTTTCAGACGCTTTTGCTTTCGTATGGTACGCTCTATGCGTCGCTGCATCTGTGTGGCCTCATATGCGGTGTAGGTCTTGCCATCAAATGTGCAGCCAAGCCCATCATCAATATGTGCAAGCTGTTCATCGGTATAGGTGCGCTCAGACACACCTTCGACCCAGGGGAAGCGCCGGTGGCGGCAGTTGGCTCCTTCCAGGCCATCCACGGCCCCCAGTCCGCACACCTCGTAGATGCTCGGGTAAATGTCATTTGCGCGAATACTGTAAACCCTGCCTTGCCAGTCCTTATGGCTTGACCACGGGGACGGCCCCGGCTTATCACGCGCGCCAGAATGTGCGGAAACCTCAAAATATGGGGTCTCAAGATATTCTGCCGACTGCTCTGTATACTTTGCGCAGATTTGATTTACTCCGGTCATAACCGCGCGGCGCACGGCTACATCGATCTGGTCACGGTGGCCGCTTTCGTAGTCAACGACCTTCAATCCGCTGTCGGCGAGCTGCTTTACCGCCGATTTGATAGCCTGATTATAGTTGATAGCGCCGCTCTGGATTTGCATTGTAGCGTTATCCAGAGCCCATTGGTACGCTTTGGCAGGTGGTAACATTGTGCGCCCAGCGTCCACTAAAAAGCCCATAGATGCGGTCAGGTTGTGGAATGTACCAAACGTCTGCGCCCTGATCGCCGCCACTTCCGCAGCGTCAACCAGTGTCTCAGGCTGCGTGATATGCGTGAGGTCAATCAAGTCGGTGTAATACTTCTGATTGCGCTCAACCACATCGACAAGCAACTTGTTTAACTTTGTTTCGCTGATGCCGGTTGTCTTGCGGATTGCCTTTTCGATCTCTTTTAGGTCAATGCCGTGGGAGCGTAATGTGCGAATGTCTTGCACCGTTACCTCGTTCAGCTCATCCGCAGCTTTCAACCGAGAGCAAATTTCTTCCAGCAGCGTGATTTCAAGCGCACGGAACAATTCTGCAAGCTCTTCCGGAAGCGCGTCAAGTAATTCCGGGGTAAACGGATACCTGCTCATCTTTCACAACCCCAAAAGTCTCATTATTTTCTCCAAATCCCATCACTCCACCTCCTGTTGTCTTTCGGCTGTCATGTCCTGCATCTTCGGTAGCGCCGCCTTTGCGGTTGCCTCGTCCTCGTTCATCCAGCGCATACGGAACTCCCAATCGTTCATAATTCCCGCCTGCAAAAGTTGCATATCGCGGGAAAAGTCGGTCTGCTTGTCCTCAATGATGCTGTCATCAAAGTCGATGGAGATTTCTACATTTTCGTCAAGCCCTGCATTCATAGCTGTGTTTCCCAACCGAAGCAGAATGCGGCACAGCTCCACGAGAGCCTGCTCGAGCACAATCTCATGCTTTTTGATGGTGCGAAACATGGTGGAGTTTTCGCTGATAACTTGCGTTGCTGTCGCTACGCTGCCGCCGTCGAAACGGTAATAGGTCTCGCCGAAGCCGCACTTACTGGACAGTACGTTCAATTGGTCTTGAAGTCCTACATTCAGCTGCTCGGTTCTCAGCGTCGGGGAAATTGTCTCTACAACGTTCCCTTGCTGCGTATCCTCCGGAAGCAGATAGAAGCGCCGGTCGTTGTCATCAAGCGTCGGTTCGTCGTCTTCCCACCTTGTGGCGGGCATTTTGACCATCATCATCATGGGGCCGTTTTCGAACTCGTTGACGTAGCAGTCATAGGCACAGTCAACGCCGCGCAGAACATCGATTGCATTTGCATACACAGGGATACCAACCGGAAGCAGGTAGTCAAGATTGTTTGCGATGTTCGGTCTGTCGATGACGAACTGCCTCTTGTCGCTTCCCGTATGTACCACAGGGGGGATTCGCTCAAAGCCCGGAACATCGGTGAGCAGCGCGTCGGCAAGCGTTTCGTTTTCGTATCTGTAAATACTATTCTCGATGACGTAAAGACCGTTTTCGTCTTTCCGGTGAATCTGCAAATACAGATAATTCTTTCCGGCTCGTGTGACTACGCTGTCAAACGCGCATTCTGTGATAAATCCATTCTGCCAAGCAAGCGGAAAGATGTGCTCAATCGTCACATAGTCCAACTCGATGCCGGAAACATCACCCGGCACAATCTCGCCGCTTTCGTTAACGGCCTGCCCAACCACACGCGGAATGTACGCCACAGTTCCGAGCGCGAACTTCATTTCCTGCATTTCGCTTGCCTTGACCGTGAAGTTGTTCGCCGTCAGAACCCTGTCAATAAATTCCTGTTCCTTCTTGCCCTCAAGCGTAATCTGAACTTTCTCATTCATCAAAAGGTTAGCCCAGTCCTCACAGACCTTTTTCGCCATACCGAGGCTTGCACGGTTGCACTTTGTCCACTTATGCCCGTTATATCGCCGGTATTGATGGAACCCCTTAACTTTGCCAACGTACCACGACTTCCAAAGGGACACGTATGTATAGAATTCCTTTGGGATTGTCGTATACCCGAGTTCCTTTAATTTATCGATAACCGTCATGCAATAACTCCCATTCTACGGCTTACAGGCTCCAACGCATACCGAGTCGCGTCAATCAGGTGATTGTTTGCGTCAGGGTAGCCGCTAATAATGTCGCCGTCTTTGTTTCTTTCGTATTCATACCCCACAAACTCATTGTAAGCGTGCGGTGTGCGCCGCCTGTCAATGACGATCGTTCTCCGCTGCAAGAACTTCATGCCATATTCCACAGAGCCGGGTCCTTTGACCGCTTCATACGCAGGAAGCCCCATTGCGCGGAGGTCAGCAACGCTCTTTGGTTCGGCGTTGTCGCAGATTGTTCTATCGTTGTTATACCCGCGCTGCTTAATCATCGTTGCGCTTTGCTCGTTAGATAATTTGTTTTGGTAAATCTCGTCCAGCAGATAGATGGTCTCTCTTGCCCGATCATAATGCAGCCGGATAAAAGCAAACGGGTCGGGGAACCAACCAAAGTCCACCCCTTGATAGATGCGGTCAAAGATTGCAATTTCTTCATCGGTGATTTCCCGCAATTCCAGTTTGTCAAACACATTGCCGCCGGTTCCAACCGGAATGCCTAAATACTCATGCTGGTACGCTCTCTCGTCTGTGGCCTTGAGATGTTCCGCCTCCGCTAAAAACTGCTCACCCAGCCACTCTGGAGGGGCTTGCAAGTACGTTGACTTGTGACACAGCCTGTCTGTGCGTTCTTCTAAGCTGTCCTTGTTCGCCCAGTTGTCGCGCGAGATCGGCGGGTTATAGCTTTCGAAATTCCAGAAAACCGAGCCGCCGCGCATGGTGGACTGTAAAATGTTTCGGATTTCCGCGCGTCCAGCAAACTGGTCTTTCTCTTCAAAGTGCGTCACGGCGATATAGCCGAACGGAACCTTGATAGACTTGATCTTCATGGGGTCATCGGCGCCGCGAAACATGATCTTCTGGCCTGTCGGCTTATAGATCAGCTCCATTGGGGAAACCTTTGCTTCCCAATACGCTGCCATGCCCAGCTCTCCAATTGCCCAAATGTACTGTGCATAGACGCTATCGCGGATCGTATTTGCCACTTTTCGCAAGACGAGCGCGTGAGTGCCCGGATTCCCAACCAGCAGAAGCGGAACGATAATTGATACTGTGGAGGATTTCAGCGACCCGCGCCCGCCGCTAAAATCGTAGTGCGTGTGACCATGATGGAAAATGTCATGCGCAATGTCATAAAACGCAGGGCCGATCTTCTCGGACAGGAAAATATCAGACATCGATAATCACCTTAACGACGGAATCGGTGCTGGAATTGTCTTGCTTATCAAACACGCCTGTATGCTTTGCAAGCATTTCAAGCGCCTTTAGCTTGTTTGCATATTTCAAATCGCTTTCTGTGCAATCAGACGCAGGCTTGTCCGCGATTTCTTTTAGCTTTTCAATCACATAGTCCTGCGTTACTTCCGTCCGCTTCTGCCTTTCCGCCTTTGCTTTTTGGATAGCAGCCGAAACGTTACTATTCGTAACCAACTGCCTACCTTTCTCGGCGTTCTTATACCCTGCTCTTGCGGCTGCCTGTGTGGCATTCAAATCCACAAGATATTCTTGCACAAATCGTTCTTGCTTTGCTGTTAATGCCATTCATCACCACCTCGCCGCTTTTATTTGCTACCGGCCCCCGCCCCTTGGCTACAGTAACAGTCTTTACCCGCCCCGCAGGGCAACTCTTTGCTGCACTGTGGCAAAGGCGATTGGAATCGAACCAATATCTGCGGTTTTGGAGACCGCTGTGTTACCATTACACCACGCCCTTTGGTACGGGTGGCTGGCGTCGAACCAGCACATACGGGAGTCAAAGTCCCGTGCCTTACCTTTTGGCTACACCCGCATAAAAGCAGACACCCGCGAGATATCCCGTGAGTGTCTGCATGCCGGTAACGCCCTTGCGGGGCCGCTTGCGCGGAGGCACCCATTACCGGCCGTGCCTTAACCTATGGAGGAAAGAAAGAGGAGAAAAATGAAATTTCGGGTTGTGGGCTGACTGGTTCCACTCTCCGATGATACTATTTTACACCACCTGAAACGTGGTTTGGGGCCACATTTTCAATAATTTTTGCGTTTTGCGCAATCAACCACAAGAATTTATCTTTTCGCCGCCGGAATGTGCGTGGGCTTATCCCGGCTGGGGATATCATCTCGATGGGGTACTGTTTCTGGCTGTCACAGTTCCGCATGATTGCCCATACAAGCTTACGCCGCACGTTCTCATTGGCGATATCGCGGCCTACGTTGTCCATGGCGTATTCCACGGCCCGCATCTTCTTCGTCTCCGGCCAGCTCTCAATGATTGTCAGCCGTTCCGCCTTGCGTTCCGCTATCCTACTGTTGCCGGAGCCATGCGGCATACCAGACATGGCATAGGCCGACGACTCCAACACTTCTTCCCGGGCCGCATTGTACGCGCGGACCCGGCGGGGATAGCCCCTGACATAGGCGATGCACTCCATTCGGATATCGTAGGGGAGCGAGTATTTGTTGCTCATCGTACCTCCTATTCCAGCGCCGTCTCAACGCCGTATTCTTTGAGCATCTGCCGGATATCTGCCCAGGTAACGTACCCTTCCGCCACGCACTGAGCTGCGTGGTTCAATTCACCGGCAAGCTGCTGCACATCGTCCATCGGCGCGTCGTGCTTATCGATCAGGACATACAGCATCAGATCTATGCCACGGCTCAAGCCCTCCACAATGCCGTTGCTGTAGGCTTTGTCTACGTCGGCCTGTGTGCGGGGGATTCTGCGGGGGTTAGTCTTGGGCATGGGCATCCTCCCTCCTCTTGCCACCACTGCAAAAGGAGTCGTCTTCTACCGGGATACATCCCACGAACGCGCCCATCGGTTCGGAGCAATATCTCTTTCCGAATTCCGTCAAGCCACTTCTCTTGCACTCTCGGCAGTATACCACCGGGGCAACGTCGGCGGCGGGTGCATCGCTTACTTCCCGCAACACCTTAGCAGCCAGCAAGTACGGGATTTCCTGTGAGTTCTCCGAGAACACATCTTTGGTGTAAACAGCGCCATGATAACGCTTCGTGTTCTCAATTGCCCTCGCTCCTGCGCTCATGGCAAGCATGAGTTCTTCCGTGCGCTCGATGTATTCAGCCATTTTCAGCCCTCCTGTTCCACGCTCTGACGATATCATCGTCTGATTCCGAGCAATCGTCCAAAGTAAACACCATGTCGCATCCGTCGCAGTAGATCACGCTGTCTCGGAAATAGCTATATGCCTTGTCGAATCGAACGTCCCCACCACAGAACGGGCACGGATTCATCTTATCCATCGTCATTCTCCTCAAGCATCTCCTTGATTTTCCCGATGTTCTCCCGGATGATATCCATGGTCACATCGCTCTGGATATTGTGCGCAAACACGGCCTTATCCGTTGCATCGGCGTTGTAATATCCGGTAAAAACGGTTCCATCCGGCGTTTTTCCTGCAATGCACATGCGTTCCGCCCCGATATCCATTATCGTTCTCAGCGAGTTTTCCAGCCATTCAGACCAAGGCTGGCGTGTGATATCGTTCATTCACTCCACCTCCTGCATCCAAAACTCGCGGCAGCAATTATCACAGCCTCTTCCAGTCGGGCAATGTCCGCGTAACGTTGTATCAACAAGGCATGGGTCTAAAGCAACATTATGTGTGTTCGGATACACCGGCGCATTTGGAAACTGCTCCAGGAACACGCTTTGCCTCGTCTTGCGCGGGTGCGCAGTTGCCCATTCTTCCACTTCTCGGACCACTTCTTCTGCCGGAGTGCCCATGTTAAACATGCTGTGCTTAGGGTTTTCGCCCGTCACGGCAAACATCCGACGTCGCTCTATCACAAACCTTACAGCGTCCATATCATTCTCCTTTCTCCAGCATATCAGCCGCCGCTCTCAAATCATCCGGTAGCATAATAGGTACTTCGTAGATATTCGCATCGGCCCATTCTGCATATTCGCGCAGGGTTTCGGCAATCTCTTCATGTGATGGTTTCATGGGGGACTCCTTTCATTTCATTGAAGTCGCAGCTTTTGAACAGGGCCTTGTTGTTCACCCACCTGGCAAATCGTCGCTGCTCAATGGTCGGTTCTCCGCCGTCATAATCCCGATACGGTTGAGCGAATGGCGTAACCCCCATTCTATCAAGCGCAAGCACTCTGGCATGCGCTTCTTCCACGTCCTGCACCAGCACATAGCACCAGAAGCGCCATGGAGAAACGCCAGCTTCGCGCAGATATGCCGTAGCCTGTTCTATTACTGGCAGCATGGCGGACGTATCACAGCTCATGCGGATATGCCGAATCCATTTCAGCCGCGCTAGCATTTTGGCTGTTTGTGCCGTGATAAGCCTTGCGTCCAGCCCCTGGTTGAAGTCCACTCGGATGTTTTCGCAACCCATTCGGTCAATTTGATCTAAGCCGTGGTCGCTCGCCAAGACGTTATTGTCCATGAAAACGATGTCCCGACTATCCGGGCGTTTTATCTGTTCCCATGTTGCCGCAGGGCGTATCAGCCCCTCTTTCTTCGGGACGATACACCAGGGGCAATCGCGGATGCACCCACGTGTCAGGAAGCCGATGGCCGTTTCCCATTTTGGATACATCGTGTAATCCGGGAGTGTTTGTTCTACGATTTTCGGTAGGCTCCCATAGTCCTTATACCCGGTGCCGCCTCTAACGATTTCGTCTGCGTTGATGCAAGTATCCATATCAGGGGTAAATGTAAATACCTTGCTCATGTAAACCTTGTCGTAGTGTCTGAACCCGTCCCACCACTCCACGTTATCGCCTCGCGTTTTGTGGTACGCAGATAGGCGCATAAGTGCCAGATTCGGGAAATTGTGCCCGTCCACGTCTATTAGCCCAATTTTCAATTCCGGCCCCTTTCACACCGCCACACAGTCCGTTAGTTGCGCCATGGTCGTGATCTCCGCCCCGCACCATTCCGGGAGGTTTGCCCTCCCCAAAGCCGTTGCCATGGGCGGGCACACGGCAAGCTCGATTCCGGTTGACGCGCCGCCACCACCCGCGAAGTTGTCCACGATGATCTCGTCAACGAGGGATTCTTGGGCGTAGATCATTTTGTTCCCTCCATCATGTCGAAAAGGGAAATGTTCATGTCCTCCTGCTCGTACTCCTTCAGGTATCCTACAGCGTCCCGGAAATAGCCGTCGTTAAGCTCGATGGTGTAGCCCCTGCGGCCCGCCTTCATGGCCTCCAGCGCCACTGTACCAAGGCCGCCGAAGGGGTCCAGCACCAATTCCCCGGGATTGCTGTAGCGATTGATAAGCCTGTCTACAATATCCAACTGGAGCGGGCAAACGTGCATTTGCTGGCGGCGCTGGCTCTGCGTGGTGTTCAAGGTTCGCATCCGGTTGATATCGTCCCATACCTGGTCTGTCCAACTCCCAGGCGCTACCACCATGAACGTGGCGGGCAGTTTGTCCTCTGCGTCCAGTTCCTTCGCCATGCGGACATGTTCCGCGTAATCGTACACGGTCCCTCGGCTGTACTTCCGGTATGCCGCCTGAATCTTCCCTGTGTCCATGGCCATGATCTCTTCTTTGGTCATGAGCCGGTCGCCGGATGAGCGCCAGAACCCGTGCGCGTCGATCTGCCACTGTGCCCGGGTATACTCGTCCTTGCTTTTTGCAACTTTTTCGTCGGCGTAAGCTTTACTTTTGTCCGTGGGGAGCTTGCGGAACAGCAAAATGTATTCGGGGCACCCTACGCCCATCTTTGAACCGTCCTTGCACTGTTCCGTCCAGCCCAGCCGGTATGTCTGGTTGTTTTCCCTCACCACGTCCGTTACCACGGTAATCATGCCGAAATAGGCAAATCCGTGCTGCATATAGTGCCGGATGCACATCGCGTGGAACGGTTCCATGGTTGGCATTCCCATCCCGGTGGCGTTGCCAAACAGCACCCGATCCTTTACGTGGCAGCAGAACACCCGCCCAGGCTTCAGCACCTTCAGCAGGTTGGGGGACAGATAGTCCATCTGTTCGAAAAACCGCTTGGTGTCCTCGTTGTGCCCAAAGTCGTTGTAGCTGGGTGTGTACTCATAGTGGTTGGAAAACGGGATACTGGTCACAATAAGGTCCACGCTGTTTTCCGCCATCTTCGCCGTTTCCTCTACGCAGTCGTTATTCACGGCGATGAAATTCTTTCCCTTGATTTCCACTCTTTCAACTCCTATGCTCCGGCTCATTTTCTCCGTCTGTGCCTCACCGGAAAGCCCGTATTTCTGGACGATCTCCCGCATTCGTGCCTGCATGTCGTTGTGTTGCTTCCACTTCTGCATCAGGACACGGTAGATGGGGTCCTCCGCTTCTGTGTATATGATGTCGATAATCACCTGTTCCGTTTGCAGGAACCTGTAAATTCGGTGGATTGCCTGAATAAAATCGTTGAACTCATAGTCAATCCCAATGAAGATAGCCCGGTGGCAGTGCCTCTGGAAATTGCACCCGGAGCCGGACAGGCTCTTTTTCGTCGCAAACAATCGCGTTCGCCCTTCCGAAAAATCTATTACCCGGCGCTCTCGCTCGTCGTAGTCCATGCTGCCGAAGATGTCCACGGTTTCCGGCAGGGCTTTCTTGATTTCGTGGCGCTCCGCTTCCAGATCATGCCACAGGACGAAATGCGCTTCGGGGTCGCTGTCTACGATTTCTTTGGCTACGGCGACGCGCCGCTGAATGCTGTCACGCTTTTCCCGCGCGGCCTCTGCCAGAGATGTTGCCGCGTCGTTCATCATCTTGTATTGCCCGTCCCGGTCCGTTTCCGTGCCATAGTTGTCCGGGACGATATGCACCCGGACGTCCAACGGGGGAAGGTCATACCCGGTATCGTCATATCCTAAATCGGAGGGCTTCCCCACGAACAGCGCCCACGAAGATACCCAGAGCCAGAATTCATCTTCTTTGTGCGGGTACAGGGTAAGGTTGTTTGCCTTGGTGCTGTCGCGCTGAAAAAACCGTGTCAGGGCCTGCCCCGTGTCCATGATCTCCAGATATCCAGCATAGTGGATAAGCTCCTTGTACCGATTGGGCGATGGTGTGGCCGTGCAGACCAGTTTATACTTCACGCCCAAGAACTTGGGCAGGAAGGTTTGATATGTCTTGCTCCCGAAGCTGCGCAGCACGGACGCTTCATCCAGCGCTACGGCCGTGAACTGCGTCGGGTCGATGTCTCCATCGCGCACCCGCTCATAGTTTGTCATGACGATCTCAGCATCTGTTCCGGCCAAGTCCTGCATCTTGGTGATGTATACCGGGGCCGGGTAGCCCAAGATGGTTTCCGCGTCACGGGCAAACTCCTGCCGCACACCCAGCGGGAGCACGATAAGCGCCCTGCCTCCATCGTGTGCCACCGCCTGGTGGCAAAATTCGATTTCCTGCACCGTTTTACCCAGGCCGAACGACTGGAACAGCGCCCGCCGTCCGCCTCGCAGCGCCCAGATTACAGAATCCCGCTGGTGCGGTTTCAGAGCCGGGTTGATCTTCCCAGGGTCAACGTCGAATCCGCTTTTCTTGGCCAAGACGATCTTGGAGCGCAGGAACTTGAGATAGTCGCTCACCATTCCACCGTCACCTTGCCGCTCTCCGGCACCGCCACCCGCAGGAACATCGCCAGGTCCGTAAAACTGGTATAGTTAAACTCCATGCGGGCATGCTCCAGGATCAATCTCTTCCCGGATTCCTGAGCCGTAGGTTCTTCGGCGGGCGTCTCTGCGTCAGTCTGCTGTTCGGCGTTCGCCCACTCTGCAACCTTCCGGTGCCACAGTGGCAAATTCCCATTTCCGCGCGAAAACGGTGTCCCGGCGGCTTTTGCGGCGGCTCTTATGGTCGCGCTTGCCGTGCCCATTTCATCCGCCAGCCAGCTTCCAGTACCGCCAAAGCTCTGCATGTTACGAAAGAACTCGCGTTTCAGGTCCTCCGGCATTGCCTTGAACTCCGGCCACGGCATGGGCCGGGTGATGTTGTAGCTTTTCACTTCTCCATTTTTCTCCTTTCTCTGCGCCGGGGTGAGAAAATCACTCGGCAATCTGCACTTCCCGCGCTTGCGGCTGACGTGGGCAAACGCCCCACGGGCCACGCGCTTTTTCTGTAGGTTCTCATAGTCAAAATCATTCATCCCACAGCCCTACCTGTCCCTTTGCTGCTTTCCGCGCTTCTGCCGCCTCCGCGTTCCGCTTTGCCCGGTACTCGTTGTACCTGGCACGGTACCGGTAAGAATCGCCGAAGATGTTCCATGCGGCCTTAACCACGTTAGGTTCAAATGGTTTGATCTTTTCCAGGTCGTCCGCCGCCCTGGCGGAAATCGCGCACCCGCAACAACCTGTGCGCTTGAGTCCGTACACCTCGTAGGCATCGGAATACCGCAAACCATAGTACTCCTTGTACCACGCCTTGTCCGCGTCGGAGACGTAAAACAGTGGGCGCAGGCGGAATTTGCCCTTTGCCGTTTCCGCGAAGCACATACTCGTGTTGTCGCCCCTCGGGACTGACCGCATACCGCCTTCGTCCCGCCTTTCGCCAGTAATCACCATGTCATACCGCTTCTCGATTTCGTGGGCGGGTTGCTTTTTGCAGATATCACAGCATTTGTTGCTCACCCGAAACGGGATGGGGTTTTCCCGGATGAAATCGAGCATATACTTGCTGGAGTTGATTACCAGCTGAATGTTGGGGCGCGGTTCCCCGGTGGAGTTGCAACAACACAGGAAATTAATGGCCTGTTCGCTGCCAGGGTATCTGGCCTTAAGCTCCGCACGCTTTGCGGCTTTGTCCTCGGCCTCGTTGTACTCCTCGTGGATGCTCAGTGGAATGCGCTTTCTCTGCACAGATTCCAGTCCCGCAGACATGATTTTTGATACAAACGGCTGGCCATACTCTCGGGTGGCTTGCACGATGTTTTTTTTCGGCCTGACGGTGATAATCTCAACACCGTACTTCTCCGCCTGCTCCTTGACGTGCCGCCGGGTTGCGGCCATCTCCAGCCCCGTTTCAAAAAAGTAATACTTCACCGGCGGGATCTGGAACATCTCCCGCACCTGCTCGATCAGGTGCAGCATGATATCGCTATCACTGCCTCCAGAGTACGAGCACATCGCGTTTGGGTGCTCTTTCAACCTCCGGGCGATGATGCTCTTAATCGCCTCAAATTTCGCCGGGGCATCAAAGTCGGCGTAGGGTGGCCTGTCCGCATACACTTTGCTGCGGAACTCCCCCTCTTTTGCTTTCCTCATGTTTTCGCTTCCTCCTGATATTTCGTTATGTACACCTCCGTCCGGGGGTTTTCCTTGTCGTACAGGACCCGGCTCCCGTCGTGCGACACGATGATGTTACTGTTGTCATCCGCCAGGGTCCCGGCATACACCAGGATATCGTCGATGGCTTCCAGCAGGTTGGTTAAGTCCACCTTGCGCCGGGTGGGCATATAAAACAGGCACTTAACCTCCACCGGTTCTGCGATGGTCTCGCCGCCCTTGCAATGCCATGCGGCGGCCTGCTGGTATGCTTCATATTGTGCGGATGGAATGACCATCGGCGCACCATACCGCCCTCGCACAATGCGCTGGTGATTTTTCTTTGTCACCGGCGCGATGGGTATCACGATTTTTCGCACGTTTTCCCTCCTCAATCGACTACCCGGCCAGTAGCCGGGAAGAATGTCGCCTCCACCATGCCGGTGGGGCCTCGCCGGTTTTTGTCCAGGTACAGCTGGAGCATCACCGGGTCCCACGGATTCCCGTCCGATTCCGTCGGCGGTCGGTGCAGTAGCGTCACGGTGTCCGCGTCCTGCTCGATTGCGCCGGATTCCCGAAGGTTTGCCATGGTGGCCCGGAAGCTCCCGCCCTGACCGCTTGCGGCGGCTCTGTTAAGCTGGCAGAGCACCACCACCGGGATTTTTAGGCGCATGGCAAGCATTTTCAGCGCCCGGCTGTTGCGTGTGGTCGCCTCGTACAGCGTCATGCGTTTGTTCTCAGGCTCCATCAGTCCCAGGTGGTCCAGGATAATCAGCCCCGGGCGCTCTTTGTAAGCCAGCGATGTAACGCCGCCCATGTCCATGTTTGGCCGCTTGTTAAACAGCAGCGGGAGGTCGGCGCATTCCGCCGCACCCTGCGCAAACTTGGCATATTCGTCCTCAGGGAGGGCCGCGCCGAAGATCAGCTTGCGTGAGGACATACCCGCCGCATTTGCCGTGATCCTCGCGGCGCAGTCCTCCGGATCCATCTCCAGGGAGATATACAGCACTTTCGTTCCGCGCTGTGCGGCGCTGAGTGCGATTTGCATGGCCACGGCGGACTTGCCCACCGCTGGCCGAGCGGCGATGATATGCATCCCGCCGTTGATGTACCCGCCACCCAGCATTTTGTCGTAGTTTCTCAGCCCCGTGCGGCAAAATGGCCGCTCTTTTGCGGTGTAACCTTCGTCCACGTGCGTCTTTAGCCCCGTAATGGCCTCTGCGAGACTCACCGCGCGTTTTGTTGACGAAGTGAGGGTAAGTTCACCCACCGTTTCTGAAACGTGCTGTAAGGCTTCCTGCGGGGCAATATCGGCATTTCTCAACTCCTCGCCCAAATCACGCAGCCGACGGCCCAGAGAAGCGTCCTTGACGCCCCGGACATACTCAGGCAGGACGGCGGAGGATGAAACCACTTCCATGCACTGTATCAGGAGATCGTTCGTGACCCCCTCGCATTCCCGGGCGGCTTCGTCCCGGACGGTCGCTGCATCCGCCGGTTCCCCGGCGTCGTTCCGGCGCTGTATGGCGCGGAACACAGCGGCAAAGGCCGGGTGCAGGAAATCATCCGGGCGAAGCTCTGCGGCTTCCGGGTATGCCTCGGGGTCGATCAGCAGAGCGCCGATGGTGCTGTACTCGCATAGAAAAGCATCCATGTCAGCCCTCCACGATTTCCCACTTGCCGGTGTCGTGGTTGTACTTCCGAACCGGTTCGGCTGGTTTCGCCGGTGCTCCACGCCCACGGTCCTGCTCCCTGGAAATCCAGGCATTCACGAACCGGAGAATCCCGCGCCTTGTTTTCCGCTTTGCCGGGTTAGCATTGAGCCAGCCTTTCATGGCTCTGAGCTGTTGCATAACGTCAACAGCCGGGTAAAGGCTTCCCCATTCTGCAACCTGTTCTTGCGTTACGGGATAGCTATCCCCATCATTCAGCGGAAGCTCGACGACTGGTGGCGCGGGAGTCGTTTTCGGCTCCGCGCAATAATCCCGAACGTAGTGAGGGATTATTATTTCTTTGTCTTTTTCTTCTGTCTTATGTCTTATGTTAGGCTTTGCTTTGCTTTCGTTTGTTTTATTTTGCTTTTGTTTGCTTTCAGCGGCTTTATTACCCCTGCCGCCCTTTGCCCCGTTCTCAGAGAGCCTGGCGGATTTTTGGGTGTCTCGGTCTATCGTGGACTTGAATACCGGAAACAGAATACCCTCTCGCCCGTCGAGTTTTGGATCGAGACCTGACCGCGCATATTCCAGTATGGCGATAAATAGTCTCCCTCGCTCGGCATCTGACAGGGCGGCTGTTTGCTCTATCCAGTCAAAATAGGCTTTGACATAGCAAGCACTCATGTTGTTTACTCCTTGCGCGGGATCAGGCAAACGCCCACATCGTGGTTCGTCAGGATTCTGGCCAAATCTCCAGCCTCATCTTCGGCCAGCCCGTCAACCTGGATTGCGTCGTTCTCGAGGGGGTCCGAAAAAATATCCTGGATGTTGATTGCGTTATGGATAATCACATCAAATTTCATTGTTCACCTCCGCCTCCACCCTTAGAACGGCAGGTCGCCGTCGTCCTCGATTTCACAGAAATCGTCGGCGGGTGCGAGCTGTTTCTTGCCCTCCTGCTTGGAGTCGCCGAAGTACATCCGGTCGGCCACCACTTCGGTGGTCTTGCGCTTGTTGCCGTCCTTGTCCTGCCAGTTTCGGACCTGCAAGCGGCCCTCTACGATGGCCATGCGGCCCTTGGTGAAGTAGTTGGCGGCAAACTCTGCCGTCTTGCCCCAAACCACCACGTCGACGAAATCGGTTTCCTTCTCGCCGTTCTGGGGCTTGAAGTCCCGGTCACAGGCCAGGGTGAGGGAAGCTACGGAGGTGCCGGTCTGGGTGTGGCGCATCTCGGGGTCCCGGGTCAACCGGCCCATGATGATGATCTTGTTCAGCATTCCGCCACCTCCAGCCGCTCCGTGTACTTCTCAATGTCGGCGGCCTTGAAGTACACCCGGGGATTGCCCCGGGCCACATGATATCCCTGGAGCACCCCGTCACGCCGGAGCTCGTCCAGCATATCCGGGCTGATACTCAGCATCCGGGCCGTTTCCAGGCGGGTGTAAAGCATTTTCTTGTCCATGTCGTCCTCCTAAATGTAAGATTTCCCAAATTCACGGCGGAAGTCGTCCTCCGTCCATCCCTGGTCACGCATGATGGTCAGCTGGCCATACCGGCGCAGTCTGCGCATCTGGTCCCCGTTGCGGTGCACGGCGGTTTTTCCGTTGCGGTGGCACCTGTCGCCGCACAGCCATACCACAGCGCCATATTTTTCGCTCTTAGTCCGGTATGGCCCACCGAAAATATGATGGCGTTCCAGCGGGTCATCCGCCCCGTTCCTGCCGCAGATGAAACATCTGCGTTCCATGTAATCACCTCGGTTCGTCCGGCTCAAACTCCGGGCACTTTTCGATCTGATAGGATTTGTATGCGCCTCCGCATTTGCTGGGGTCCACGGATGTCTCTACGGCGTCCCAACCGGGGACGGGGGTAAAGCTCTGGCTCCAGGAACAGCCGCCGCAGGCGTGTTTACAGCCCCAACAGGGCTGTGTTTTCCGGCCATCGCCGAATATCTCGTCTGCGGGCCATCCGGCCACCATCCGGCTGCGGATGAGTTTTGCGGGGATTTGCGTGATGGCCGTCCACTCGCTGATGGTCCGCGTCTCGCCGTGCCATGTGATGGGCGGCGTAGGTTGCGGTGCGTACTGGCATCCGCAGTGCCGCGCACGGCCCTTGCGGAGACGGGTCGAGTCTACGTGGATGATCTTGCCGCAATCACACCGGCACTCCCATTTGGCGCAGCCATTCGGGCTGGTGCCATCGCGGTGCAAAGCAACGAGCATCCCAAACCGCTGGCCCGCCATGTCTTTCGCTTTACTGCCCATCGTCTCGCCCCCATTCCCGCTTCATCGCTGCCAGCTTCTGGGGCGGCAGATGCTCGATTCCGGCGGACTCGCAGTCCGATACAATCTGATCGATCAACCGGCTCATTTGCTCTGTATCGTAAGAGCTGGAGCCGTACCATACCGTCACATTCACGCACCCGGGGATTTTGCTGGGCCCTCGCTCAGCCATCCACCCGATGCCCTGTGCCGTCCAGCGGCGGATGAAATCATCTGCGGCCCGCTCCACCATGCACAGCACGTCGCTCACGCCGCCGATGGTCTTGATCTCCTCCCGGTATATCGCTTCCCGGGGGAGGTTGTAGTGCGCGGCCAGCTTGTCCAGGAGCACCCAGCAGTAGGCGTTCGCATCGAGGCTCCGGCCCTTGCGCCTGATTTGGGCGACGTGCTCTTTATCGGCCTGATACTCGTCGCAGGCGTTCATGGCCACCTGGGGGGACTGCACCCGCAGGCACAGCCACGCCCCATCGCTGTCCTGTTGCCAGCGGACGGCGGAAACATCAACCTGTACCATTTTCGTGTTCCTTTTTCGCCGCCCTCATGCAGTCGCCGCAGAGCGGCATACCGTAACGGGATTGTGCATATTTGGCCATGTCCTTGGGTTGCCAGGGTTCGCCGCTGCGCTTCCTCACCGGCGCAATCATCGCGCCGCATCGCCCACACACAGGGTTCCGCTCCTTCTCGTCCAGTTCGGCAGATGATACCTTGTCCGGGTCCTCGCCGGTGGGCAAAGCGAAGGTCCGCAGCCACATATACTTAAAGGCGTAGGTCATGGCCTTGCCGCTCCCCTTGTCCTGGGTGTCTGCACCGTCGCCGCAAGAGGCGACCTCTATGGATTCCTCGGGGTTCTCCACGTTCACCATGCGGTACACCACGTCCACATGAGTGATGTTGCCGGTGCGGTTCGCAATCTGCGAGACGGGGAAAACCACCAGTTTATGCTTCAGCATCTCAGCCCGCATGATGGATGTGACCTTCTCCTCGCTCAGGGCCTTATAACTGGTGGAGCCGAACGATACATGGTCGTCTTTTGCAAGATATTGCACGTCCTGCATGATGGCCGCGATTTTCTCATAGATGTTCAATACTCATCCTCCTCTTCCAGAATTTTCAGGGGGCAATATGCCCCGGTCCCGCGCGTGTCCAGCAGATACTCGCCCGTCCGGCGGCACTGGTTGCGGGAGTATGTTTCCAGCAGAGGGCAGAGCTTGCAGGACATTTCGCCCTCTGGGAAATAAATATCTACTGTCGCCCTGATATAGCGGGCCACTCCGTTTTCGTGCATGGGTTACTCCGTGGGGACTTCCGCCCCGACGATCATGCGGTCGAGGTTGCACCCCTCGATCAGGTCGGCCAGGTACTCGCGCTCATCCCGCGAAAAATCGTGCAGGAACAGTCTCAGCAGGCCACGAACGCGCTGGCCGCACTTATGGCACAGCCGGTCATAACGATTTTTGAGGCTGTGGCATACCGGGCACTCATCGGCCAGGTACTCGCTGGGATTGCCCATCTCAAAGCCGCAGCGGGGGCAGTAGAATGCCGTGCTGGGGCCGTATTCCGCAGATTCCTCATGCTCCACGCGCGGGGTATCAAACGCCGCGTGGCAGCAGTCGCAAATATACGTCATCATTCGTCCTCCTCGTCATCGTCCGGGATATCAACATAGCCCCACCGACTATCCTTGGTTTTGCCCGTGTATGCCCGGTAGAATCCGCGCTTTGCGCTTGCGTGCTTAATGCCAACCAGGTCTGCCAGCTTTTTCAGGCTGTCTGCCTGATGGATTGGCAGGCGGAACCTGTCCCGGGTGCAATACTGATATACCCTCATCTCGCACCCCGATTCTTGATGCGGTCCTCCAGGAGGAGCCTCACGCCCTGGCACAGGGTATACACCAGGTCGCTTTGCCAGATATCCCGGGACATGGCCAGCCGGGTCATGCCGGTTTCGATAGCGTCCAGGGCTTCTACCATTTCGCCCCGATTGGTCTGTGGCTTCGGGGCCTGCGCTACCATCTCACGGTGTGCGTCGTTGGCCTTAATCAGGGCCTGAATGTGTGTGCGCTGGTTGTCGATGGCATCAGCGGCTGCATGCATTATCGAGCAGATACAACTACCATTTACACAGTCCCACGGGCATAAGGTACATGAACCAGGCTCGTCCGCGCACTTCCGAAGTTTGTCCGCAATTTCCTGCGGGGTAAGTCTGTTCATCGCTCGTACTCCCGGTCAATCCAGTCCACCAGCCGCATGAACCATGACACTGCTGTGCCGACGCCGATGTATACGAAAATCCATGCAAGCGTCATTCCTCCACCTCCACGATCTCGCCGCGTCTCAGGGTGTACCAGGTATCCGCTTTGATGATCTCTCCATCAACCCGGGCCATCTTGGCATCAACGATACCGTAGCTGGCATGCTCGGAAACAACGATCCAGTTTCCGAGTGCGCCTTTTGCGAGGCTATTATTGCCCCACGCCACCGCGATGCACTGTTCCCCGAGGGCGGATGCTCTGCCATCACGCCCGGTGGCGGTAGCAGTGC